CAAAAGTTCCAGTTGTTCCAGCTCCTATAGATCTTAGTCTAGCTGACACATGCCATTTACCTGTTGTTACACATGTAAATATTATTTGTGAACCAATACTCATTAAATTAGTTGCCGCATTGGCTGGAGTATAAGTTAATCTTGTTTCGTTAGCTGTTGAAGTATCAAAAGTTACTGCACTACTTGCTCTAGATTCAAATACAGAACCTGTTTCAATAACATCACTTCCTGCACAATCAAAAATTAAAGTAGCTGTTCCACCAGTTGTATCAACTGATTGAGCATGTATCACTATAACTCCCGAAGTTGCTGCTGGTAAAGTTGTTACTTGAGCATTTGCTCCTGTGTAAGGGTTAACGTTAATACCTGCAACGTAAGTTACTGTACTTGCTGTAGCTTTTGCAGTTACTGTTTGACCCGTTAAAGTTGGCGCAATGTTACTACCATAAACTTCACCTATAAGTGTAGATGTACCTCCAACTGAAGCGTTAGTTGAATAAGTAGAATTAGTAGTTATTTCACCTGTTGTTGAGCTTTTTGTTATATCAGAGAATCCGTTTTCTGAACGAACGATCCCTGTAAATGTTGTTGCTGCCATATTTATATTCCTCCTAGAATATTTAAATGTAGTCCCTAGGGTTGTCGACTATACGCGTCTACATTTAAAGTTTATTTTTATATAGTAAGTAAATTATATGTTATTTTTTAGTAGAGTGCAAGAGATCCTACAGTAAAAATGCGATTTCAACGATGTAGCTTTTAGTCTAAGTAGCTACAGAAACTTGCGGAGCAACGCCTTCAGCGTTATTCTGCCTGTGGGCAATTTCAGCTTCTTCAAGCTTGATCTTAGTGATAACTTCTTTAACCTTGTCATCAATTCTGACCATTTCAAGAGTATACCTATCATTAGATAGATGCTCCTGTTCCCACTTCAACTCCAAGGACCTTTTTGCTTTGTATAGGTCTTGTATCATCATTAACCTCCTCATAGGTTATTCGATTTATCTCGTTATTATAGTTGTTTCCAAGATATTCCCATTTTATACTTTTTTCTCCCAATTTGTCAAGGATTGATTGTTCAAGAGAAACAGCATTATCTTCAGCTAAAACATTAAATTTAGCGTAGTGATCGTATGCCCATATATTTATTGTGAATTTTTTCATGATTTTTCTTTCTAAATATCAAATGTGGCGAAACTGTGTTTCGCCACATTATTTTAATGATTATGCTCCTGGTGATCCGAAAATACCTCTCCAGTCGGAGAACCCAAATGAGTATCTCTCTCTAGCTTTGTATCTTACATTACCAGTTGTGAAGTCACCTTCCATAGATGTCTTCATCGGTGATCTATTGAAGTGTTTTAGACCATTAGGCACATCTGTTTTAATGAAAAACGCATTTGTATCAGTTAAGTAATGATTCACAACATAACCTTGTGGAATCATTCCCATAGATACAACAGCATTGATATCATTATCAGCAGTTGCAACTCTTTGAGTAGATTTCATTAATCTCTCTGCAGTAAATTGTAAAGCTGAAGGAATGATTAATTTCATACCTTTAGCTGCAATTTTTAGACCTCTTTCGTCAGTCAAAGCAGCAATATCAATTAAAGATTGCTCCAATGATGTTTCGTTAAGATCCGCCGCAGTAGTTAACTCATTCTGCTCTGTTCCTGCAGTGATAGGGTGATCTGTAGCACATAATGCTTTTCCATCTCCGCCACCTAATGCAGTGAACGCGTTGTTTAACACAGCCGCAGCTTTTACTTGCTTAGTGTTAGCCATAGATCTTGCTAAAGCTTTTGTATATCTAGACGCAAGTCTGTCATACAAGTTATCCTCAATCGCTTCTTCAGTGATTGCGAACGCTAAAGCGATCGTTTCGTTAGTGTAACGAGCTGTGTAAGATTCATTAGCAGAATCGAAATCTACTCCTGTTCCTTCAGCTTTAACTGGTGCATTTGCGAAACCAGATAACATAACTTCTTCTTCAAAAGCTCTGTCACTGTTTTCAGTGTCAAATATCTCAGCATGCTCGTTAGCATAGTTGTTGTATTCCAAGCCGAATAGTGCATTCAAACCTGGCTCTAGTTCTTTAACTAGTTGTCCTCGTGATATAGCCATAATTTATCTCCTATTCGCTATTATACGCCAGTTGCAGTCATATAAAAATGTTCGTTAATGATCACTTTAAAATTACAATTTGCGCTACTTATGTCGCTATTGTCTGGATCATCAGAAATTCCTATAGTTCTGAAATTAGCTGTTGTTGTTGCTTGGGTATCAGTCAGCGTAGACTTAGATATAAATTGAGGTGTAACACCTGCGCCAACAGTAATATCAGAGTTTGTGAAAACATCTAATTGCTGTACTGCGCCACTTGCTGCACTTTGTATTTCATATACTTGCCATGGGCTGTCTGTAACAAATGCTTTAATATCAGTAGCTGCGTTTGAAGCTACTAAGTGATTAGCAAATGTTGGTTTACTTGTAGTCGCATCCGTAAAGAATACACCCTGACAAGAGCCTAAAAGGACTCCGTTATCAGAAGCTGCTGCTATGCCAACTGTTCCTGCTGCTAAAGCGGCCATAAGGTCGTTTTGAGCAAAAGCTGAAGCACAAGCTGCTACTTCATACTCAGTAGCGGCGTTATTCATGTCGGTTTGACCAATAAAACCAATCGGTTTAATTCCGAAAGGTGCGTTTTGGTTTGCCATATTATTTTCTCCATTTGTTTACCAAAATGGTAAACGGTTAATTTATTCGTTGGTAAAAATTACTAAAAAATTATTAGTCTTTTTTTGTACCACCGAAGGTTACACGGGTTTGTCTATCAATATTGATAGGCATTCCTGGGTGCTGTTCCCTCATAAGATCGTTGTTAATCGCTTGATCTTTTTCTTTTGTAAGGTTTGCAAAATACTCCTTACGCGATTCAACTAACTCTAAAGATATCCTAGCCAGCAGTAGGCCACCAACTCCGATCACTCCCTTGTATTTTCCATCATTAACAGCTGGATAATCTGTTTCAGGGTATTCATCAGCTCTCACTAATTCGTAACCTGATCTTAACATAGCTGACATGTTTTTTGTATCATCAAAACCCATTGACTCAGCTCTTATCCACCTATGATGGTAACCATCTGGTGCAGGGGGTGCATCTAAAGATGACGGTGGAGTCCAAACTTGTTTTTTATTTTCTTTAACTCTAGTTTGACTCGCACGAGAAGCTTTTATTTTATCTGTACTCATATGCCTATACTCCTTCTGTGATTTTTAATTGTTTCGCATACTCTTCTAATGGCACTCCTAATTTTTTAGCAATTGCTACCTGTGATGAAGTGAGTCTCACAGTTTGGCGACCAGGTTTAACACTTCGCGTTGCTGATGCAACTGTTTGTGTTGGTCTAATCGTTTGACTTGATATTTCTTTTTTATCAAATTTATGTGGAAAGTCAAGACGCATTCTTCTATCTATTTCAATGTAGTAATCGTCTGAATGTGGATCAAAACCTTCTTGTTTGGTTAGTTTATCATGTAAATCAAATGCAGTGTAAGTCATTGCATTATCTTTACCAAACCATTCATTATTATCAGCCCAAGCTTCTGCTTTTGGATCAGCAGGTGGAGCTTGAACAGCTTGATCTAATGTTCTTGGTGCTACTGGTGCTTGTGCCGCTTGTTGTTTATATCTATTTTTTAAGGTACTAACTTTAGATTCTTCAACACCAATTCTTGATATTTCTTTTTGCGCTTCAACTTCAGAATCAATATCTCCAGCTTCTCTTGCTCTCAATAATTGTGATTTAGCTGACTCAAGACCATTTTTTAATTTGCCTTCCATAGCGTTTACATAACCTGGTTCAAGTTTAGAAACTTTTGCTTTTAGTTGCTGTAACTCAACTTGACCACCTTTTGCAAATTCTAAAGCAGCTTCTCTTTGTCTTTCTGCTTCACGCCATTTTTTAGTAAGTTTGGAAATTCTTTTCTTAACTCCCTCACTATAATCTTCAATTTCTTCTTTAGGCTCTTCTGTTTTTTCTTTTTCAAAAGATTTATCTTCTGATGTTTCTTTTATTTCTTCAACAATAGGTTCTTCTATTACTGTTGTTACTTTTTCTTCATTTAATTCAACTTCAGCTCCAACTGTTTCACCGACATCAATTAGATCTTCTGTTTTTTTTATTTCTTCTGGCATAGTTTACTCCTTCTATGGTTATACATTATGCAATACTGCTTCAGGATCTTTTATAGTTCCTAAAACTTCATCGTCGTTTAATAGACGAACTTCTCCGCCTTCTATTGGTAGTCTTGACCCAGCGTATCTTGCAAAGATAACCCAATCACCTTTTTTACACCAAGGACCTGTTGGAAACTTTTCCCTGTCGTAATAAGCTAATGGACCTACCTTTAAAACATAACCACAATTAGTAGCTATTCTTAATTTTTCTAAAGATTCCTGTGCAATTATTATTCCACCTTTAGTTTTTTCTTTCGGTGTGAAAGGTAAAACTAAAAGTCTCCAGCCGCTAGGTTCGGGTAGCTGGTCTTTTACTTTTTTTATATTTTCTGGATTTAATGGTTCTGTTTCTTTAACCATTTTTTTTGTTTCTTTATATTTTTCTTCAAGGGCATTCCTATGTTTAGGAACTTCCTTTTCCGATTTCGACAACATTTCCTTGCTCATTTTTTTGCTCCTTTTCTTCTAGCAGGTTAGAGATTTCCTGTAATAGATATTGATATGTTCTTGCTTGCCCTAACATATATTGATATTTTTCCATGTTGTCAACACTACCACTTATCATAGCATCACCAACTCGTTGCAAACTATCTTTCATTATTTTTTGTAGTTGAGATACAACTACTAACGGATCCATCATATTAACATTTCCATTTTCTGAGTGCTTTAGATAATCTATCGTCACCCGTGTTGTTACTTGGTTTTTGTCTCTTTCTCATACCTTTCATTCTAGCGCAGAATGATTTTTTTCTTGCTCCACCTTCTGGTTGAGGTGCTTTTAAATCAGAACCTGGATTAGCTGCTTCATAGGACTTACGTCCTTTTTCATTTAATCCACCTGATTTAGACTTACCTTCAGATCTAGTCCACGCAGGAGAACCACCTCTTTTAAGAAGTATTCTACTCATGCCTCTAGACTTCAACATTACGCTTTAGCTGTCTTTGCTGCTTGTTTAAATTGTTTAGCAGTTGGTCTTCCTTTGTCTCCAGCTTTTGCCATAGTCTCGCCTGAACCTTCTTTAATTCTTTTTTGTTTTGCGTGAATGTTTGCGTAAAGTCCCCCGCCGCCAGCTTTATTTATTCTGCCACCGTCACGGTAATTTGCTCTTTTACTTCTTCCTTTAATTTCTTTTCCTGGCATTATGCTTTTCCTTTTCCAAATGATTTAACATCTGATCTTACTGCTCCAAAACCAGATTCTTGTTCGTGGTTTCCACGTGCTTCAAAAGTTTTAACAATTGTTCCACCTTTGCTATATCCCATTCTTGTAACAACTTCTGGTGCTACTTTATTTAATTGTTCTAAACCTTTATTAGGTAGTTTCTTATCTTTTTTCATATTTTTACTCCTTATTATTTTTTGCCTGCTTTAAATATTTGTGTTCCCTTTATACCATAAATTGACGCTACGACAAGTATCCATAAATTTGTAAACCATTTTGGAAGCTCTGAAAACATCTCAAAGAACAATTTTACTTTGTCCATAGCTGTTGGATCGTCACTTACGACTGCCCAAGCTAGAATTGCTATAGGTAAACTTAGAATTATCAAAACTGCCTCGTCTTTCCAATCTGATTGACGGGCTTCTAATAATTTACCTTGGTAAGCTTCCTCACCTCGAGCCATTTTAGATGCGTG